TAACGATTATGTTCCAGAGTTGATCAATAATCCAATTACAATTCTTCCAAAAACAGGAAAGATTGGAATTACTACAACAACGGATAGTAATTTTATCGGAATTGTAACTGTTGGCAGAAAACTTGCTGGTGTTAATGGAAATGGGGGATCAGCAATTATTGTTGGGCAAGGTAGTTCCGTCAGTGATGCTTCGACATTAACTGAACCGGGACAAAATTATCCAGTGAGTGTTACCGAGGAAGCAGTAAGCACGTTCAATTTCTCCGGAAAAGGAGAGGGACTAAAACTTCTTATAACCACAAATCCAAGTGGGGTCATTACCGGAGTGGCACATTCTACAGTTCATCCCGATCATGGAACCGGATATCAAGTTGGAGATGTTGTTGGCATTCAAACTTTGACGACATCAACAGAAACTGGTAGAGATGCAAGGATAACTATTGGAGAAATTTCTGGTCTAGATACTCTATATCTTACCAATGTTCAAGGTGAATTTGGTGGTAGTAGTAGTGCAAAAGAATTTGCAGTTGGTGCTGCCGTTAGTTATTATAATGATTCTTCGACAATTGTGTCTGCTGCAGGAACTAATATCATATCTTCCAATGCAGATGGTGGAGTTTATTCTGGAGATTACTTTAAAGTAGATCACTTTAATCATGGAATGTATTCAACGACTAACAAACTAGTTATTGATAACATTAAATCAGATATTCCAACGACAGTATTAACATCACAACTAACGGTTGGAGAAACTTCATCTATCAGTGTATCTTCTTCATCTGATTTCGAAACATTTGAGGGAGTACCAGTAGATGCTTCATATCCAGGATATGTAAAAATTGGAAATGAAATTATTAAATATAACAATGCAAGTGGTAATATATTGACTATTAACGCAAATGGAAGAGGTATTGATGACACGATTTCAATTAATCATTCATCAGGCAGTGTTGTTGAAAAATATGAACTTGGTGGTGTTTCTTTAAGAAGAATTGCTAAAATCAGCACTTCCATCACTACCCCAATTGATATCGACAGTTATCATATCAGAATTGATAGGTCAATATCTAAAGGAAATAATAGATTACAAGATGGAGATACTACAAACTATCCACAATTATCTTTCAATGACGAAAAATTAATTGGAGGAGATTCTGTTACTGCCTCCGAAAACTTGGTATTTAATTCAATAAATCCATCATATGATATACTTACTCCAGGATCAACTACTTTCGTAACAGGAAAAATTAGAACAACAACTGCAACTAGTGTTAGTGGGACAGAAGTTTCATTCAATGATAACGGATATGAAGAAATTCAATTAAATTCATCAAATACACTATCTTCCTTAAGGATGGTTGCTTCAGAGACAAATCAAAATGAATATTTAACCTCTCTACCAAGAAATAAATCACTTACTACTGCTATTACATTCAATTCAAATGATCCAAATAATGCACTTTCTCCAATACTAAATTTGGATCAAGCAGGATCTATACTTAATGTCAATAGATTGAATAAACCAATCACTGATTATCCCAATGATAGTCGTGTCAATTCAATTGTTGATGATCCACATTCATCTGTATATTATTCAAATATTACAACTCTCCAAAATCCAGCATCTGGACTTAAAGTTATTATTGCTGCAGAAAGACCTGGAGATGCTGACTTTAGACTTCTTTATACCACAATAAAATCAGATTCTAGTGAAATTGAACAATCATATGACTTGTTCCCAGGATATGATAATCTTAAGCAGACAAATCAGGGTTTATTAATTGTTGATCCATCCAAAAATAGTGGATTGCCGGATAGAAAAATTAGAGCAAGTTTAGATGGTGAATTTTTAGAATATGAATTTACGATTGATAATTTGGACCTATTTACTGGATATGGAATTAAGATTGTAATGTCTAGTTCTAATCAAGCACAGGATCCTCGTTTTAGAGATCTTAGAATTATTGCACTCAGATGATAAAAGTAGAAGGACACTCTAATTTATACAGAGATGAAAATACCGGTGCTATCGTAAATTGTGATACTGCCGGATATGATCAGTATATCAATACTATTACACAAAAAGATTTGCGTAAAAAAGAGTTAGATGAAATGAAAAAAGATATTGAAGAAATAAAAAATTTACTCAAAGATTTCTTGAGTAAATAGTTACTATCAATAATTCATATAAATATCTAAAGGTATGTTAGCAACATAAAATAATGGCTGTTTATGTATCAAATATTGTTATCGAACAAGGATTTGATTTTGATACTTCATTTCAATTAGAAGATACCAGAACCAACTCTCCATTGATATTGAGTAGTGCTTCTGCTGAAGCTAAACTGAGAAAACATTATGGTTCTACAACATCTGTATCTTTTGCATCATCAATAACTAGTCCTGAATTAGGAATTATTTCTATTTCATTAAATGCATCACAAACTGAGAATATGAAACCTGGCAGATATGTTTTTGATGTGAAATTGACAAATTTTGGAAAAGAATTTAAAGCTGTGGAAGGTGCAGCACTAATACGAGGGGGAGTCACTAGGTAATGCCCAATATCAACGACAGGATTGGTTCTCAAAATGTTATTCGTGTTTTATCCAATGCTTCTGCTCCACCGACACGATTACTAAATTTAACTGATGTAAATTCCACTCTAAAATCTAGAGATGGAATGATTTTGGTATGGGATCTGGCAACAGAGTCTTTCTTCATGACGGATACGATTGATTCGTCATCCTTAAATATTACTGGTATTGTAACATTTTCAAATACTACAAATTCTACTGCACCTACAAATGGTGCTTTGGTTATTGAAGGTGGAATTGGAATTGGTAAGGAAGTAAATATTGGAGGAAATGTATCAATTGCTGGTATATCAACTTTTGCTTCTGATTTAGATATAAATGCTGCTGTTGACATATTAAACGGAGTAACAGCAAATTCAACATTCAAGTCTGTAGGAATTACAACTCTTGCTTCTGCTGGTGGTATTACCACTACTGGAGGAGAACTTTATGTAGGCACTAATCTAGAAGTTGCAGGAACTTCAAACTTTATTGGAAATGCCACATTTAGAGGTGGCACAATTGGAATTGGAGATTCTTCTACTGATGATATTGATGTTGGTGGAGAATTTGTATCGAATTTAGTTCCAAATACTGATAACACTTATGATATTGGTATTACAACACAAAGATGGAGAAATGGAAAATTTTCCGGTCTTGTAACTACTACTAATTTATTTGCCTCTGGAGTATCAACTTTTGCTGGTGCTGCCGACTTTAACGGAAACATTGATATTGATGGTAATACAGAATTAGATAATGTAAATGTCTCTGGTATTGCTACAATCAACACGCTGGAAGTAACCCAGTCAACTACATTAAAACACGCAGGATCCACTAAATTTATCACAACTGGAACTGGTGTATCGATTTCAAGTGGAACTGGAAATACTGCAATTATTACAGGACCAGAAGACTTCATCATTGATCCAGCAGCAGTTGGTGATAATACAGGAAGAGTCACTATTAAAGGTGATTTATTTGTATTGGGTTCGGAGACCAGTATCAGTTCTCAAACAATTGAGTTAGCAGACCATAGAGTAGGGATTGCTACTACTGTTGGAACAAATATTCTACTTGATGGTGGAGGTATTGGAATTGGTTCTACTGCTATTCTAAAGACAATTCTTTGGAATAACTCATCAACTTCTCTCAAATCTAGTGAGAATTGGGATCTTACTTCTGGCAAATCATTTAAGATAAATGGAACTGATGTTTTAACATCAACTACATTAGGAATTGGAGTTACCAATTCTTCACTTACGAGTGTAGGAACTCTTAATTCACTAAATGTTTCTGGTCTTTCCACTTTTACTGGTATTGTTACAACTGTAAGTGACTTATATGTTGGAGGTGACTTATATGTAAGTGATGATATAACTCTAGACGAAGTTACCTTAAGAAATGCTAATATAACTGGTATTGCAACGATAGGAACTCTCGGAGTTGCTGGATTAACTACTACACAAAATTTAAGAGTTGCAGGTCTATCAACTTTTGTTGGAGTAGCAACTTTTTCAACTAATGTTTTTGTTACAGGAACACTCGATGCCGGACTTATTGATGGAGGAGAATATTAATGGCAAAACCTAGCACTAGACAAGGACTTATTGATTATTGTCTGAGACAACTCGGAGCACCAGTTTTAGAAATAAATGTTGCTGATGAACAGATTGATGATTTACTTGATGATACTATTCAATACTTTAATGAGAGACATTATGATGGTGTCGAAAAAATGTATCTTAAATATAAAATAACTCAAGATGACATTGATAGAGGTAGGGCAACAGGTACAACTGGAGTTGGTATTGTAACAACAACTGGAACTTCAACCAATATAAGTGGTGTTGGAACGATTACCTCAAATTTTTATGAAAATTCTAATTTTATCCAAGTTCCAGATTCCGTAATAGGAATAGAAAAAGTATTTAAATTTGATACTAGTGCCATTTCTAGTGGAATGTTCAGTATTAAGTATCAATTATTTTTGAATGATTTATATTATTTTAGTTCGATTGACCTATTATCTTATTCCATGACAAAATCATATCTTGAAGATATTGATTTTTTATTGACGACAGATAAACAAGTAAGATTTAATAAAAGACAAGATAGATTATATTTGGATATAGATTGGGGAGAAAAAACTAAAGATACATATCTTGTTCTTGAATGTTATCGAGCACTTGATCCGGAAAGTTTTTCTCAAGTTTATAATGATACTTTCGTTAAAAAGTATCTTACTGCATTACTAAAGAAACAGTGGGGACAAAATTTAATTAAATTCCAAGGTGTAAAACTTCCGGGTGGCATTGAACTCAATGGTCGTGCAATATTTGAAGACGGTCAAAGAGAATTGGAGGATATAAAACAGAAAATGTCTTCTGAGTATGAACTACCACCTTTGGACTGTATTGGTTAATAATTATGGCATTGAATCCATTTTTTCTTCAAGGATCTTCAAATGAACAATTTCTTGTTCAAGATATAATTAATGAGCAATTAAAAATTTATGGTATAGAGATTTATTACTTGCCAAGAAAAATTTTTAAAACTGATGATATAATTCGTGAAATACAATCCTCCAAATTTGATGATAGTTTTCTGATAGAAGCATATTTGAATAATTATGATGGATATGCTCCTGATAGTGATATCATGACTAAATTTGGATTAAGATTGAAAAATGAAATAAGTTTAACTATATCAAGAGAAAGATATGAAGAATTTATTGCCCCATTTCTGGAAGGCATTAGTTCTGGTATCAGAGAAGGAAGAATTACTGAATATACTTTTGGAGATTTAATTACCAGACCGAAAGAAGGAGATTTAATTTATTTTCCTCTTGGAGAAAGACTATTTGAAATAAAAAGAGTTGAATCTGAAAAACCTTTTTATCAACTAGGATCAAACTATACTTACGAATTGAGTTGTGAACTTTATGAGTATGAAAATGAACTCATTGATACTTCAATTGAGGAAGTTGATAATACAGTAGAAGATGAAGGATATATTACAAGTCTTACAGTTGTTGGGTCTGCAATAACTGCTACTGCAACGGCATCAATTTCTTCCGGATCTATTACTGAAATATTTTTAAATAATGATGGTAGTGGGTATGCTTCTGCCCCTACAGTAACTTTCTCATCACCAAATAGTGGAATAAATACGGCAACAGCAGTCGCAGTTACAACTAGTAGAGTAAATATACAATCTGTTTTAAGGTTGGAACTAACGAATGGGGGATCTGGATATACGACTCCTCCGACAATAACAATAAGTGGTGGGGGAGGAGCAGGAGCTGCGGCAACTTGTTCTGTCGGAGGAACAGAGAAAAGTGTTTCTTCTATCTCGGTTACTGGTGAAGGACGTGGATATTCCATTACACCTACAGTAATTATTGGTAGTCCTGGAGTGGGAGTCACTGCAACAGCAGTTGCTGGAATTGTTGACGGTAAACTTGATTACATTAGAATACTCAATCCGGGTATTGGTTATACTCAGGCACCAACTGTTTCTATTACAGGATTATCTACAGTTGGTGTTGGAACTTATATCTATAACGAAACCATAACTGGAGAATCTTCAGGAGTAACGGCAAAAATCAGAGATTTCAGAACTGTAACTTCAACAACTCCGGGTGTTCTTCCTGTCACTAATATTAGAGTCTCACTAAATACTGGTAAGTTTAGTCCTGGTGAAACAGTTGTAGGGACAATTTCATCTGCTAGATACACTGTTTTAAGTTACGATACAGAGAGTTATGATAATCCGTATGACACTAATGAAGAAATAGAATTAGAGGCGGATGATATTTTAGATTTCTCAGAGTCAAATCCATTTGGTAATTATTAATGTTAGGAACTTACTTTTATCACGAAATTATAAGAAAGACTATTATTAGTTTTGGAACTTTGTTTAATGATATTTCCATCAGACACACAAAAAGTGATGGTAGTATTTTGGATGAAACAAAAGTTGGTCTTTCTTATGGACCAATGCAGAAGTTTTTGACAAAAATTCAAGAACAAGAGCAGTTAACGAAATCTATTGCAATCACTCTTCCGAGAATGTCATTTGAGATGACTACGATTCAATATGATTCGACTAGAAAAACTGGAGTTACTCAAACATTTAAGGCAAACGATACTACTGATAATAAAACAAAAAAAGTTTTTATGCCAGTCCCATATAATATTGGATTTGAACTTAATATTTTTAGTAAGTTGAATGATGATGCTCTTCAAATTATTGAGCAGATACTGCCATTTTTCCAACCATCATTTAATTTGACTGTCGATTTAGTCAGTTCTATTGGAGAGA